TAGTGTTTATGTCTCCACAACGCCCACAAGTCTTTGATGTAAACGATTCATTGACTATATGTGTTGTAATATCCATCTTTTCTTGTAATCTTTGTTTAAAGAGATAATGTTGTAATCCTAACAATCGTCTCTTTGTTGTTGAATATAACGGACTGTGTGTTTCTAAACTTTAAATTCAGTTAGTTTCATTTAATAGACATTTTGTTCCATTTTAAATCTTCAAGAGTTTAAAGAGGTGGTATGACGAGTAATATAATAAATAAAGAAATTGATGTGGTTCATTTGCGATCGGAAAGTGATTTGGTTTTGGAGACGAACACCCAAATAAAGTTATCTACCAATAATATTTTAATTAATTATATACCGTTTGATGAGTATATTAGAAATGTTGTATTCGATACGGCTATTGTTTCATCTGGTATAAGTTCCACAATACATGATACATGGGCGGGTAATGTGCAGGAACTTGACAATACGAAAATAGATTTGACAACTAACACATCAGAGTTAATAGTGGACGAAGTTCATACATCGGGAATATCCTCCACACATTCGCATATTAACAATACTGTTCATTTTATTAATTTGTCCGCCGCAAACAATGTACAACTGTTGAATCTTTCAAACTCTTCGAACATTATTTATAATCACCAAGGCACTGCGTATTCGTTGAGTAACTACATATATAAGGTTATCAACACGCCTATTTCTCACACACCCGTCACATTGAGTCCAGATACTGCACCACCTTCAGACACGAGAACTGGTATTGATACTTTGGGCACTTATATTGGGAACAAAATATTAACAAATAAGTTGATAACCACGGATGTTACGATAGGTGGTTCTGAACCTATTTTGGAGTTGAACAGCGCAACAGCAATAAATTTCATGACGGATGTGTACAGTACGGAGGGTGATGTAAACGCCGGTTCAAATATACTGTTTGGAAGTCTTTCGTTGGATAGTTTGGTAAAGAGTCAATTGGATGAAAATGGATTATTAGATTTACAAGTTACATTATCATCTGGTAAGAATATTGGTATGACCATTAATACTTTTAGTAATGGTGGAATAAGTGTGTTTAATTACACAGTTGTGTTTAGATTATACGAACACCCTACTGGTACCACGCTAAACCTAGGAAATAACCCGCATCCGTTTAGTTTGGAGGTGAGTATTCCATCACAAGTGTCTCACTCGTTCACTCTTGGTGATGGAACACATCCATTAGAGGCGGGTAAATTTTACACTGTAGTTGCTACATTCACAAACTTAAGAACGAACACAATAGTGAGAAATGTGATACTTGAACCGAGAAGTGTTGCTACTATAGAGTTTATTACTGCTTTAAGTGCGCAAATTGTTGACGAAGACAGATTACGAGTATCGTTCAACAATCACGCGACTGTTGTTTCTGGAGTTACGGTGAACTTTGAGGTTATTATAAGAACTAGTTCTAATGAATATAAATATACCTCATATACATCGCAGTCTCTCAACGGTTCAACATTAATAACAATAACCATACCAGTAATATCTATAACCAATTATGGTACTAATGTATTGAACAATACTCCACACCAGTTTCAGATAGAAACTACCGGTCCGTTTACTATATTGAATGATTTAATCGTAAGTAATGTATCCCACAATTTCACTGTTCCGAATACACCTACTGGTCTAACATTTAACAGAACAAATTTCACCTGGAGTCATACAGGTCAATCCAAAATTTCTAATGTTGTTTACGAGGTCTACAGTAGTTCAACCCGAATTGGAAGGATTACAAACACAAAATCGTTCACAGCATCGTCTGCATCACCTACGATCATATCGTCAATAAATCTTAACAGTCAACGCAATCAAATAAACGGTTTGATTCCAAACACTTACAAAGTGAGAGCAACACACGCTTATGGAGTATCGGGTTACGCTACTTTGACAGTAAATTCACTCAGCATTACCATTCGGTCTTTGTCATTGTCTTACAACAAAAAAATCAATTTATCCTATATTGTTTCTAATAATAACGGAAATTACTTGATAAGTTCGAACAAATCCTTGCAAAGCAACAACTCCTACTTCACTGTATCGAATCCGTCGTCTTCACAAGAATCACACAGTGTATGGGTACAAGTTACCGATAATTTTGGGTTGCAAATACGAAGTTCCGACGCGTCCATTACGGTGTATCGTCCCACCATCATACTCGGTTCGTTGGCATATGTTACAGGAACAACACGAGAATACAAAACCAATGTCTCTATCACAGGAAACACCACTTTCATAAGATCTATAAGTTATGCTTCATTAGTAGGAATGACCTTTAAAAATAAAACAATCTCAGAAATAATATTTCAATTGAACAACACCGATCAAAATAGTATTACAGTTTCTGCCGACATTACAGTGGTGGACGATTACGGGTTTCAAAACACTATTAGACTAAGTGAAACAATAAACATAGAATATAACACAGGAATCTCGACAGAGCCATCCTATAACACTACTACAAGAATATTGAGTTTCCAAACATCAGGATTGACTTATCAATGGTATAAGAATAATGTTATAATGAATGGCGAAACAGGTCAAACCATTTCAATTTCTAATCAAAATTTCGGTATAATACACTGTGTCGCAACAGAAACACTAACCAATCAATTCACACGAAACATTCGAGGAGATAACTTCGACAACCGAGAACCGACAATATCAGGTGGTAGTTTCACAGGAATCAATCTGTCAACTTATACACCGATTGTTACCGCACCTACCGTGGCTAACGGAACACTACTTAATTATGTTATGAATCCTTCTGAGTTCAATAGAAACACTCTCGAACACACCTTATCTGCAAATTACGAAAACCCTGCGGGTATTGTGGTGAATATCGCGATTGCAAGCACATTTACCATAACACTACCGTCTATACCACAAATAACCGGTGTTGGAAGCGTAACCTACGACTCCATGTCGATTGAATATAATTTAGGTAATAACGGAAACCCGTCAGACACACTTACTTCGGCGGTGTTACACTACGGAAAATCCAATTATTTCGGTTCAACAATCACATTGAATACGAACACTCTCATTAGTAGTGTTAATGTTTCGTCATTGGATTACAGTTCCACTTATTATTTCAAAATCATAAAGACATATTCTATATACGGAACCATCGAGTCCTCCACACCACACTTTTCTTATGCGACATCCACACCACCTATACCAGATGCACCAACAATTACTTTAGTAAATGTAAGCAGTTCCATGATATACATAGAATGGGACCAAGGAGATAACTCTCTATATAGTTTCAAAAATCCTCCGTATAGTATCGAGCTTAGACAATATAACCCAAATAATTATTTCATTTCACCACCGATAGACTTCATCACAGTTACTCAAATAACTGGTAACTCGGCAGTTATTGGAAAAAGCGGTCCAACAGATACTTCCACATTAGGTTCTTTGACTCCAAATACTGATTACAAATTCTATTTGATAAAACATTTGACTTATGGCGATAGATCAACTGAACTTTACCCTTCTCCTTCGCCGGGTAATTTTATTAAAACGAACAACATACCAAGTCCTCCTGTTATATCGTTGTATAGTAACACAATTTCCAGTGTTACTATTCTTTGGAATAATATTGAATGGAATGGACCTGATGCATCAACACCCCCTTCTTCATCACAAGTAACGGTATATTACAAAAATCAAACACAAAATCACACATATAGTTTGATATCTACTCAGATTTATCCACATCAATTCACTATAAACAATCTAAATCCATATCATTTCGATTATACCTACGAGATTTATATCACAGCGAGGTATTTCGATTCAGTAGGTGTGGATGGATATCAAGCTTATGGGGAAGTTCCATCGAACACTATTGTGCATAATTTACGAATACAAACGATAAAGAAATCACATAGAGTGAATTGGATAACTGTGAGAGAATCTAAAGTGCTTATAGTCGCCGATGGCACGGTTTATGTGTATAATATGGATTCGACAGACATATTAGGAACATTGCTTTATACAATTCCCAAACCAACAGGTAAATATATAAACAATGTTTCATGGGCTCAAGCTATCGATATTAACGGTTCAATGATTTATATAGGTGATATGTGGGACGATACAACTAGTAATAACGCAGGTATAATTTACGTATACAATGGACAAACATACAATGAATCGATTGAGTGTGATTACGGCGGCAACAATGGATACGAATTCGGTAGAGCATTTTCTGTATACAACAACTACTTACTTATTGCAAACATAACTAGTTCAGCGAACAGTTATAGACCATTTCGATTTGCCATGTTCAAAAAGATATCTGGTTCGTGGACTCAACAAAATGATCTCGATTTGAATACATTTTACTCAATACCATATCACAATTACACAGACTCTACATATAACATAAGACATTTTGAGTTTTTTAGAAGTAATAACATTTTGATATTCGACCCAAATACAATATATATCACATGTCAAACCTTGAGACAAGATGCTTCCGGGTTCATCCAATATGCTTCCAGGTTCTACGAGATTATTCAAATAAATTTGGATTCGAATTTCAATGGTAACACTTCCATCACAAATAGCGATCTGACGGTATATCCTCAAGATGACGCAAATGCATCGAATTTAGCCCCGTTTTATAACATGACATATACGAACTATCAAAATGCTAATTACAACAACACTATACAGATAATGGAACCTGATATTGGAACTAGTATACATACAATTTTCTATACTAGAAATGGAACTACTAAATCTATCACATTCCCCGAATTAGTCTACACAGGGGTTTTGGGTAGAACTCAGGCGTTCATTAATAATTATCTTGTGATTGTCCAAAAAGATGGTAACCAATTGTATTACTATGACACTAGTCTACCATAAATAATAAAAAATTGAAAGATTCTGTATTCATTCCATCACATACAACCATGTCCACCACATACACAGATCTCGAACAAATCAGTGACATCACTGGTGCATCAACAATCGGTCACGAAAACGAAAAATTCAAAGACCAATGTTTTCTTAAATTAGTCTATAAGTATTTTGATACAACGAAAAAATAATATATACAAAGTATATATTTAGATTGAATTGTACATTATAAGTTTTTTTTCTGGGGTCATAATTTTCCATATTTCATAGAGTTTGCTGTTAAGGGCACCGTCCATATCATCCATAAGATAATCGATAGTCATCCAAGGACACTCGTTCGATAAATTAGGAGATACTCCGTCAATCATCATATAGTTATCATTCAACACATCAATCATATCATTCAACAGATAATCTAGAAAGTAAAATTGACTCTCCGGTCTTCGCGAATACAGTTCGCTGTTATAATAACTCATCACAATCTTTTTGAAACGAAAGTGATCATTAACAATAGATTCCTTCAATTCTCTTGATAACGGAGATTTGATCTTCCATAGATGATTGTAGATGTTATTTAACACAACATCTACAGGAAGAACATTTGATTGAAGAAGAGTTTGAATTTCCATTGTTATTTTATGTTGAATGTTTGTGAAAATGGAATGAATCAATTTTTATCTAAATCCTGAATTACTGTACATAGACATATGTTGCATAAGTATTTGTTTGTGATAGTCATTGGGACAATCTCGTAATAGTCATCTATAATGAGATACTTCGTCATTGGAATCGCTAGAACAAGACATTGTAGAAGCACCACAACCCATGATTCGTTTACTTTGAATGTATGTTCAAAATGATTAATCAAATTTTATATTTTTTTGTGTGAAAATGAGAGTCTGGGTGAAAATATAAACCGTTGGCCAAGATTTTCGAAAATCCCACTTTTTGATGTGCTCAATTTTCAAAAATTGAGTCAGCTAAAATTAATTAATTGAGCACAGTTTTTATTACCATATATGATATATAGATTTTCTATTTTAAAAATTGAGCACAAAATTGAGTCAGTTATTTTCATTTAAAAAATTAATATATGTTCATCATAAAATGGTGCATAAGTGTGAAAAATGTGGATATACCACAAAAAGATTAAACAATTTAACAAGACATATTAATAAAAAAATTCCTTGTACTAAGACCAATAATGATAATACTATTCCCTCAAATATGGATGATACCGTCTTACCTCAAAACGTCATGGATGTCCCTCAAAATGTCATGGATGTCCCTCAAAATGTCATGGATGTCCCTCAAAATGTCATGGATGTCCCTCAAAATGTCATGGATGTCCCTCAAAGTATGACCCCTGAATTTAATTGTTTCAAATGTAGTAAAATATTTCAACGAAAAGACAATTTGGAGAGACACTTAAGAGTATGTAATAATGGCAAAGTATCTAATATATGTATGATATGTTTTAAAGTGTTTTCTTCTAGACAAGGGAGATGGGAACACAACAAGAATGTTAAATGTACACCACCATCACCTATACAGAAAGTTAATACTCCAACAATCATCAACAATAATACAACAAATAACAATACAAATAACAATAATACAAATAATACGGTTAATAATAACAATATAAATTCACATAACACGATACATAACCACGTCAATGTAACAAACGTGTTTGGTAGTGAAGATTTGTCTTACTTGTCTAAAGATGTTAGTATACTACAGAAATTAAGACTTTTTGGAAAGAGTGGAATCTATGGTTTATCAAAGATTATAGATGACGTACATTTTAACAATGATAGACCTGAAAATAATACATTGATTAAACCAGAAGAGTATGGGAATGGTGTTATGATAATGAATGATAATAAAGAGTGGGAGTTTCGGGAATTTGAAGACATAAGAGAGACGTTAATAGATACGGTTATAAAGTATTTGAAAGCCTATAACACCGTAAAAAACAATCTGGGAATCAAATTAGTAGAGGAAAAAGAAAGAAACATCATTAAGAACATTGCTTACGAGTTAATGGCATTAGATGGATTCATACCAAGAGAACTGTTTGAAGAACTCGAAATGGATGAAGACAACGTTGAAGACAACGAAGAAGAAATAAGAAATAAGATTCGTAAGTTTGATAAATCCACGTTACGTAACATTCATAATCGTACTGTAACTAACTATAAAAAAGAGAATGGGAATTATATAAAAAAATGAATATTTTTATTTTTTTGGAACCTAGTCTGAGTGATTTTGAACGAACTTCTTCAAGAATATCTTAGTATGTAACTTTCGATTTTTTGTATGAATGATTTAGCACCACTTTATTGTTAAAAAAATTGATTTTTCCATATTTTTTTATATAATCTGTATTACTCTTTATATCAATACGTTTGTCTATAAAATTTTGAAAATATTGGGTACAAAATATGTACGACTCCATCTATCTTCTTCAAACAAGAGAGTGTATCACACAAAACAAATGTATATTCAAAATTGGTCGTACGTCCCAAGACGAACTAAGACGGTTCAATTGTTATCCTAGAGGTTCAAAACTTCACTTGCATATTTCGTGTTTTGATGGAGTTACGGTAGAGAAAAATCTTGTCCATCTCTTCAATGAACGGTATACCAATGTCATAATCTATGGAACCGAATATTTCGAAGGAGACTTGTGTAGTATGATGAAAGATATATTGAATATCATCGGTTATAATTTTGATTCTATTCACAATCACACTAAAATTCAAGATATGATACACAATAAAGATCGGCTTATTACTGCTGTTAAAGAAGAAAATAACACCATAAAATTTAATTACGAAAAATTGCAAAAAAAATATGAACTACTATATGAACGCCAACAACAAATAGATGATAACAAGAATAATCATGATTTACCGAATATTTGTAATGATGATAAAATGGTGTACGAGTGTGAAAATTGTAGTTACTCTACAATAAATGAATCCCATTATCTAACACACAAAAATAAAAAACATCCTTGTCACAACACTGTAAATGGTAATATTAATGGAAAATATGAAAATATTATGAATGGGCAAAATACAGTTGAAATGAAATTACAATGTCCAAAGTGTAAAAAAGACTTCAAAAGTAAAAAAAGATACAAACAACACATATCAAAATGTAATGGTTTTGATGTATTGACGTGTCCTAATTGTTATAAAGTGTTTGAAACGAGAGATCAAAAGTATAAACACAAACGGAATGGTAAGTGTATTCCTATAAATCAACAAAACGTAACCATTAATAATACAATTAATGAGAATTTGACTAATGAGAAATGTATTGATTAATACAATAATCAAGTATTTGAAAGCCTACAACACGCATTTTTGTCTATCTTTTAGAAGATTGATTTAAGATGACATTATCTCATCGATAAGGTCATCAAAATCGATTTTGTACAATCTGTTATCTCGTTGTTTGGGTGAGCAAGTGACAATCTTCCGTTGATGGTTTTCGTTGAACCGTTTTGATGGTGGATAGTCATTTGACAATGTAAGTAATAGATATTTTTTTGGTACAAACTGTAATGTCCATTCGTCTTGTTTCCATCTCTCTCTACACGTTGTTTTGCAACTGAGAACGATATGTTTGGAAATATGGTCACCAAGATTGATTGATAAACCCACGACTATGTCAATGATGTAGTAACAGTCTTTTCGATTGTTAGTGATAAAACCGTTCTCGTCAATTATGACTTGTTGTTGATAAGGAATGTAATTGGATCGTAGAATATTGATAACACTTTCTTCTAACAAGGACCCAGAACGTTGTTTGGTGGCTTGATGAAAAGAGATAGATCTGTGATAGATTTGTAACAGAGTAGAGTCATCTAGTTCTGTTATTTTCTTCAATTCGGTAACAAGATTGGTTTCAACGTCTTTCTTTTTGTTTTCGATTCTGTTTATAATTTTGTTGTTGAAAGAGTGAGTACGTACAGAGAATGGTTTGATGTTGTTCTTATGTACATTCTTGTTTGGGAACGAGTGTTTTTGTGAACACACGATCCGTAAAGGAAAGAAAATCTTTTGTAAACGAAGCATAGTTAAAATTAATTAATATACAAAATAGAATTCATCATTTTTTAAGTTTGTCATTTAGAATAGAATGTAAAGAACATTATTATTTGTATATTTGATGAAAGTGATGAATTAATCAAATTTTAACAAAAGAAATTAATCATTTGATTCCAAATAATCTCAATTGAATATAAAAATGTTAAAATATTTAATTAACTTGTTCCGCAAAAAGAGTGTACACAAAAAAGAACCGGAGAAAACTTCTTTTAATGAACTACCAAGAGTACCGTTAAAAGAAGAGTTGGATAGATCGGTATGGAAACAAATGAGCATTAAGAAATTGAATGAACTGTTCCAAAAAAACTATGTAAAACGAATTAGTAGTTAATTTTATTTGTTTTCATTAAGGGTAATGGAACGCCTACCCTACGAATCGTTGATTCGTAAAAATCAAGTTCTTGGTTATCGAACTTAATATGTTCCAAAGTATTAAACTTTGTTAAATTAGTTCTTTAGATAAGAACTAATTGGTAGTATGAACTACTTACTACTATTAACAAATTATCTTTAAAATACTTTCAAAATGACAACAATATTAACTTATTAAAAGTTATATGATAGTTTTACATAGTGAAATAGTTAACAGTTGTAAACCTTTGATTACTTTATCTTATTGTAGAGAGACTCGATGTCACTCGGGTAGTACTTAACATCATCAGGTGGTGTCCAAATGTCTCCAAACATTTCAATAGTGTTATTTTGAAACATAAAATTGTGTAGAAACAGAACAGATATCTTGTAAGTGATAAGTTTGTCGACGAGTTCGTTGTTATTGAAGTTGAATGGTGTCAAGTTAAAGACATTTTTATTCACATATTCAACGTTCGTCAGTTCACTTGTAAACTTTACTTTTTTCTCATTGTTGGTGTCGTAATAGAGAGTCCAAGTGTTTTTTGAGACGCATATACCCTTGTTTAACATAACATTCTTGAAGTGGTTTGCCTTGAAGGTGTCGCGAAAGACAACAATAGTGGATTGGTTGTAACAAGAGTTGTTTTGGTTAAGGGTGAGTGGACGAGTCTTATCGTGTTTTAGAGTGATAGAGATAGGAAGATAAGACACCTGCATCTTGATTGAATATTTATATAATTTGTAAGATTGAACGATATACAATAAATCAAATTTTTAGCAATTGTTTGCCAATAGTACCTGTCTTAGAAACACAACGGTTTGTTTTTGGATTTAAAATCTTATCTTCCGGACATTCCTTTACAGGCTTATTAGGTTTGTCAACAGGCTTAGGTTTGTTATTATTTTGTTGATTAATTATACTAAGACCGATAGCACCGGTCTTAGAAACACAACGGTTTGTTTTTGGATTTAGAATTTTGTCTTCCGGACATTCTTTAACAGGCTTATTGGGTTTGTCAACAGACTTATTGGGTTTGTCAACAGGCTTAGAAGTTGATTTATCGATGACGTAGATGAGAGATGTGTATTTCTCGTTAAGGTTATTGAAGCATAATTCTTTTTGGTTACCTTTTTTAATGCCACACTTGTCGGTACTGAGACAGAAGTTAAAATTCTTTCTACTCCAGTCATATTTAATCAATTCACAAGGATTCTCTTGTGTGAAGTAAGTCATAGAGGGATCTGTAGAATAACGAATCCATCCGTTGTACAAATAACGATTTTCTTCACAGGTAATACCCGCTATTTGATGTGTTTTCTTACAAGTGTCTGCGTTGTAATTGGTAAGTAACATAGAGTCAAGTTTGTAAGTTTTACCGTTGAATTCTAAGGTATCGTCTATGTATTTACCGGAGGATGTTTCGAACATAATGTTTTTGTTGTTACGTATGTGATTGTAGATGGAAGTAACGACGAGGACTTTTGTGTTTCTGGAGAGAACTTCTTTGAAATTGATTTTGGGTGGAGAATAATATTGCCATACGTAACGAACGTGATCTTTGTTGTGTTTTTTAGATTTCATTTCTTTGACATACGGTTTGTTATTTAGGACAGAGTATATAAACTTGTTTTTGTCTTTGTTGAGGAAGATAACTTCTTTTTTGAGACCGAAATAATCGAATAGACGTACGAAATAGTATATTCCTTGGTGACCAGCTGTTATAGATGGGTTGAAGTAGAAGTGTTTTGGATCGATACTGTGTAAGAGGGATAACATTTTTTCGGGTTTGAGTTGGTTGAAGAATATTTGGTCTTCGTCTTTAACTTTTCTATATCGGTTTTGCATAATGTCCATAATAATCTCGTAGAATTCTTTATTACGAACGTAGAGATCACTGTTTTTAAGGTTTTTAAGTAAAAGGTCACGCATACCTTGACTGTAGAACATACACATAAGCAATGCGTTGAACCAACAGGTACCAGAGAATTGAGGTATAGTGATGACAGTGTTACATATGTCTTTCGACATTTTTTACATTAAACGAATATAAGTTATGGTGAAATTATGTAAAAAAAAAAAATGTGTAAATACAAATGATAACGAAAGTCTTCAAGTTTTTCAAGAGCAAGTCGGTAATAGATTTCCTGTATTTGGTGATGATGATCATAGTGGTGACGATGATCAAGGATATGGTGGTGTCGATGTACAGGAAAAAGGGTGAGATGAGGTGGTTGGACGAGACCTTCAAAAAAAAGGAAGGTTTTACAACCGTCGTTCCTGACGATTGTCCGTCGGGAACGACGAGTACGTGTGACAGACTGAAGTTTTTGACTTGTACTACAAATTTTGATAATTTGAATAATTTAATAAACAATGCGAAAAATTTGAATGATTTAGCAAGTATTGAAAACTATAACATATTACAAAAGTACATAGGTGCGGACATTATTAAACACGATGGTGACACGAAAGATATATCTGTAAATACAAACACATTAGAAGTTGATTTTATAAGAGTGAGGCAAGGAGGTTCAAATATTGAAGTTCAAACTTCATTGAACCTAGGTGAAAATGGTATCATTGCAGGTGATATCAGTGCAGGTGATATCTTCTCCAGTGATGAAATCAATGCATCACGTTTTCGATCAAGATCCGGAACATACATAAACAGGTAGTGAATCGCACGTCGGTAAGAGGCTTACAACTGTTAACTATTTTACGATGTAAAACTATCATATAACTTTCAATAAGTTAATATTGTTGTCATTTTGAAAGTAATTTAAAGATAATTTGTTAATAGTAATATGTAGTAAGTAGTTCATACTACCAATTAGTTCTTATCTAAAGAA